ATATCTGGAGACGGAAAAAAACGGGCCAAAGATATCGATAAGTCAGCGGTCGGGATTGATATCCTGGTTTGCAAATTACGATTCCCATTCGCTTACCATACGGAGCAATTGATCCATTCCGTTTGCCGGTTGTTCTTCCTGGATAAGCTTTTATTTGTTCCACGCTCCTGGTTCGGATCTGGTAAGACAGAAAGGTTTTTCTTTCTTGCTGTGATATTCTACTTTCTATTTGCTTTGCCGGTCTGGACGATATACCACATGTTTGTATTACTATTTCTATTCTCAATTGGCTGTTTTCTGTATTTCTATCTAATGGATGGGACGATACCAGAACCAGTCCAGGAGAAAATCAACCAGGTGCAAAACTTCAAACTATATGAAAAAGAAGAACAAGTCCAGGAAAAGCCCTGGAGACTCCCAAAAGACATCGGAATTAATCGATCTCACAGAGGACCGGATAATTAGATTCACGGTTTACGGAAATCTACCTGGAGTAAATGACATTTATCGAGGCCATAGGAGAAGCCACCAGCAAAAGAAAAACACACTGGAGGGTATTATCGCCATCGATATAAAACACCAGCTGAGGGGCGTTAAAATGCGAAAGAAATTCGCCATGCAATTCAAGTGGTACCACTCGAACATGCGAAAGGACCAGGATAACGTCGAATTCGGGAAGAAGTTTATAATGGATGCGGCGCAAAAAGCGGGACTGATTGAGAATGACAACTGGAAGTGGGCTGGAGGGAATACCATTCACGAACATTATGTGGATCCCTTGCAACCCAGATGCGAAGTCGCATTTATTGAAGGGCTTCGAATTACACTCGATTTCGAGTAAAATCCTATCAAATATTTTTAAATCTATCAATTTCAAACAATGAATTATTACCAAGAAAAAGTTTATCAATTAGCTTCAAAACACCTTAGTCCGAGGTACAAGAACGCACTAACCGAAGTATCATTGGAGGTTGGAAGATATATCCATGAGTTGATAACCGAACAACAGAAAGCAGTCGGTTTTATTGAGGGGCAATTATTTTTAGCCGTATTCGAGGATGAGGATAGGGATCTTATCGAGGATCCAATAAAAGGAGAAGAAAGAAAGGTAATGATCAAATCATTAGAGGCTTTTATTGCAGCATTCTACGCCAGCCAACAACCTAAAGACGAAGTGCTCCCAGGAATCGACGAAGGGTTTAAGCTCTTTTCGCAGTCGTCAGAATTTGCCGAGCTTGGGGTTCAGCTCCAATTCTTTGAATCGTACAAGAATTTGATAAAAGAGCGGTTACTCGCAAACATGGAGAAAATTAGCACCAAACAAGAATATGCGAAATCTCTTTTAAATATATTTAAAGACTTAACAACAAATGGATAATCACAAAAATCTTAAAGCCTCGTTTATTCGGGATATCAAAGATCTGGACACAGAGTACCAATGCGATAAAATAGAAGTGTTTTATAATGCAGTAGCGGAGTATATGATCGATAAGATCACAACAGTAGTATCGAATGAAGTCGATAATCAACTTGCTATGGTTCCGATGTTGAGAGAAAAATTTCAACGTGAGGTTATTATATCGATGTGTCAAGGGGCGGCGCTTTCTCAGCGGGATCTAGGGCATGTTTCTACAAGCGTTTGGGAAGCATCCGGATCAATAGCTCGATCGATGTATCCACCAAGCGCAAGCGAGGATAAAGCGGCCAGCGATCGCACTAAGGGATAAAAGTAAAAGCCGATCAGGATTAAAACCTCTGGTCGGCTTACTTGTTTTTTAGCTACCAATAGACCAGAAAACGGAAAAAGTCGCTGTGAGCGGCTTAAAACAGCCTTAAATTGTAAAATTTCAATCATTTAGATATGGGAAAGGATAAAAAAAAGGGATTTAGTATCAAAAAGTGGAACGAACTCGATAGATATTGGGGACGCTACATACACAGCCAGGAAAAAGTATATACCGATTGGACTGAATCCGACATGAATCTATGCAAAAAAATGTTGGCTCACCAAAGGTCAAAGCATATCGGCGAGATATTGAGACTCCAGGAGTTTAACAAACCGATACCGGATGATCTCCAAGAAATAGCGGTTATGTATTCGATTGCTATGTCGGTATGTCATCAAAAAGAGCGAGAGATCATCGACAACCCTGCACAAATGACACTTTTTTAATCACCGATCAAATACAATCCTATGGCCACGACATTGGAAGTGAGAGTAATTAAAAACTTCTTACCGATAGAGCAACATGAGACGACCACCAATAAAAAGAACTGCTGGAAATGTTGCCACTACTGCAAAACGCTTTGGAATAGATCCAAAACTAAATTTATTCATTATACCAGGCTACATATCAGAATAAATCCGGACGCGGCAGAATGGACCAGCCGCTTTATATGCGATGATTGCCTTGAAAATAAAGTTCCGGAGGGATCCGAAGTGGTCGACAATTCATCGACCTAGTTAATTGACTATTTTTCAACCTATCAAAATCAAGATTATGAATAATGAAATCCTTTCTTACCTATCCCCTTTATACCTAGTATTAGGTATTGCGGTAGCTTCATTGGGAGCAATGGCCATCCATTACCGGCGGCAATTTCTAATTTCAGAATACAGATCTGAGAAAAACGAGCTTCGCCATGAGATAGCCCACCACATACGGGTAATGCTGGAGTCGAAAATCGAGCTGGCTAAACTGGACGCTATCAGAATGACTCGACAATTAAACGAGGAAGAGCAAGAATCCTACCTGGAGGACGCTGCCATTATCGAGGGGCGGACGGAAATCGTTAAAAATATCAATGAGAAATTAAAAGCCCTTGACATATGATTGAGGAATTTAAAAAAGAGCTAGAAACGGCTTTCGCAAAGGTATGTGTCATTAAATCGGTGACGCACCAGGAAAAGAAGTTCATCGTCGTACACCCCTGGATCGAGATATCAATCGAAGTATATCTACCAGGACAAAAAGCGCAATCGGAAAAAGAGATTCCTACGGAGATTTATTGTCAGGAATTCTATTCAGAACGAATCGAGCATTCTAAACCGCATTGGAAACACATTGCACATACCCACGTAATGAAATTTATAGGCCATATTTTAAACGATCAAATAATTGATCAGCCAGCTAAAAAAACATCCAAATGAGTGAAATTATCACCTTTCCAGAACCGGATACCATGTCCATCGATTTTGCATACGCGGAACATTCGACCGTCGTATTAGAGGACGATTTCGATAAACGGAAAATCTATATCCGGAACGCGTACGGATCCGATAAACTTGTAATAATTCGAACGGTAAAAAGTCCGGATATATTTATAATGAACTGTGAGTCGCTGCTAATTGTAGGCGAAAACCTAGAGTCGGAGATCATAGGCTCAATTAAAGTAATCGGATCGATAGGGCATTTAGCAGTAAAGCGGCTTAAAGTGCATAGCGGTGTAATTGGATTGCATATGTCGCAACACTACGGAACAGAGAAATACGGATCGATAGTAATTAGAGATTGTCAGTTCTACAGCCATCAAAAGGAAGGCGTCTACATCGGGAAATCTGATGGCAATGCAAGCGCACCGGCGATCGATTCAATAGAAATCGAGGATTCAATATTCACCCTTAACGGTTGGGACGGACTCCAAACGGGGCGAAGCTTTCAAACAAAAATTAATCGGTGCATAATAACCGGCAACGCTTTGGACCGGAAAACATACCAGGATTATGATCTGACGATAAACCCAAAATCGGTGTTTACCTATATCGATGATTGTCAAATCGGATCTATTCAACACCTTGATTCAGGACGATTGTTCATAAAACGAACTATCATAGGCGGATAGCGGTTGTACTAGCTGTTGATATACTGCTACTTATGTAGTATATTTGAATAGTCTACAACACATTTATTAATCTAAAATTCTAGCTATGAGCGCCACCGCTGAAAAGCCTACGACGAAATTCTTTCTGGAGCAGTTAGAATACATGGAAAAAGAAGCCAAACGGGAAATCGCCAAACGGGAATGGGTATACCCTCGAAGGATTTCAGCTGGCAAGATGACACAAAAATCGGCGGATAATAAAATCCTGCTGATGCAAAAGATTTTGGAATTGATTCAGGAGCAAAAGGTCGGAGCTTTGAGAATGAAGCCCACTTTATTTTCCTCTTAGTATACATCGAACGAAAAGCAGTCGCTAACGGGCTGGCCAGGAAACTTTCTCCAGGTCAGCCCGTATCTATTTAAATACCAATAATCAAAATCAAACTGATGGAAAACAAACCCGATCAAAAATGGGACCGGTTCGTCACAGACTTGTTTTTCTTTTTAGAGGTGATATTATGCGGCCTGGCCACTAGCGGTTTATATTCCGCTTTATGGGTGCCTACATCCGAGCATACGACTTTCGACCACATCGGTAAAGTGTGTTTAGTTATCTGGTTTGCACTCACTTCTATTTTTTTCATAATAGTAACACTGACGGCGATAAAAGAGCGCTACAGTGAGCAACAAAATCAAAACGAAAATGAGTAGTTTAAAAGAAGAAAAAGACCTGGCGATCGAAAAGACCAGGAAACAGCAATCTGAGTTTATCGAAATGATGACAAAGTACTTCGCAGCGCTACCGGAATACATCGAAGGATATAAGCTTTCCAGCGGCGGTCGGATTGTGTACCCAAAGCAATTTGTAGCCTCTCACATAGCCTACATCGATACTCATTGGGGCGCTCCAGTAGGTCGGCCATATTTACGGCGGCTAATGGAGTACAAGACCGCTAACGAGAAATTTTATCCATTTGATAAAATCGTAAAAGATGACAAAGACACAGATAAAACGAGCGCTGAAAAAAGCGAAGAAATCCCCAACTAGTAAAAATCTAGTATTGCAGGATTTAAAATCGAGGACAAATCGCTCCAGCCATAAAGGCGATATTGAAATCGCCGTAATCAATCACTTAAACGGGCTTTATCCTGAAAGGTCGGCGATCGCCAAAATTCAGGAGGCTATAAAATCATAGTATGGGATTACCAAAATGTACCACGTGTGAAAATGGCGAAGTCGTCAGACATGTAGTGAATGTGGGGCATTCATTGACAGAGGAAATGGTTAAATGCAATTCATGTGGGAAGCTTTACCACTGGCATGAATACGTCGACCACACGCAGTTAGATACGCCATTAAACATGCCGTATTCAGATTACAAACGGATTTTACCACTGGCTAAAAAGATCTATTCGGCGCTATATGAACCACCAGAAACAATTCCGGACATAAAAGAGCGGGATAGAAAAATATTGCTGATTTGCAACGCTATTCACCAGGACAGAGAGGAATCGATAAAGATAATAGGATCCCCAAAATTTAAAGCGGACTTTGAAAAGGCGATAAATGATTTTTTAAACTTATAACCTATCAAATATGAATAATACAATCAAATGGATCCTGGTCGGGGTCTTAGTATTCGAATGTTTTTTCGGCTTCGAAAATGCACACCAGATAATTAAGTCGGAGATCTGGCCAGCGGAATCGAAAAGCTTACTTCCTGTTGATCATCCCTTAAACACGTCCTATCCGATCGACCGATCAAACATGGACCAACAAATCACCGCATCATCGTACAACGTATCCGGAGAGTTGCACACGCGTATCGAGTTTCCGCCACGACTTTACCTGGATACCTTGAAGATTCCAAAAATCAAAGTTGTAGTATTCGAAAAACCAAACGGGGATTTGGTTGTCGTAGACATGTACAACGGCGGATCTAAACTAGAGATAACGGCGGATCTCAAAGAGGATTTAAAATTCGTACCTTTACCTAAGAAATGAGTTAGTATTTTATTTGTTTGTTGCTCAAAAGGAGTCCTTTAAGCCATGCTGGAAACGGTGTGGCTTTTTTTATGCCCTCAATTGTTTTAAATTGCAATATGTTTTTAAACCTATCAAAATCAAGATTATGAAGCCGATTAAATTTAAAGGGCACAACGCCGTACTAGGGAAAGGACAACCTGAATACGAAGAATTACCAGCGTTTATTAATCACGCCAGCCCAATGGGCGAGATCTCCCAATGTTGGGAAATAACCGACGACGACCTTATCACAATCGCAAAAACTAGAAAGATTTGGGTCACTCAATTTACATTCGGAGAACGGCTGCAGCCCATTCGAGTCGAGGCGGATTCTCCCATTCCAGAGCCACAACCAGGAGCCACAACAGACCCACGGATCATCGGATACAAACGGGATGAGGACGCGATAATGTGTTTATCTAAACAGGCTTTTATGTTCGCCATTCGCTACATAGGCCCAAACCTAACCGGATTCATAAGTGAATTAATGGACGGATGTGAAAAGAACACTATCAAGGTAATAGACTTGTCGACATTCGCTCAGTTCTCCAGGATAAAACAGGATTTTAAAGAGGGGGACACGGTGCACGAAATAAAGCAGCGGCTAAGAAAGAATACCCCACTAAACCGAAAACGTCCACCGTTATGTTTAACATTTGACGGACAATCGACGGGAAATGATATCGCAGCGCTACGGGAATGGCTGACAGGATCCTTTTAATCACCTTTTAAATACCTATCAATAATGAGCTTAATTTCTAAGGATGGCGAAAAGGAAAAAGCCGTTGAAATAACAGAGGATACAAAATGGGTAAGTGTGTATATATCTGCATCATTTACCGGCGATTACTACCACGCTTCACGGAATACATCTAGCGACATATATATCGGAGACGTCGAAGGGGTTGATAAAAAGAAGATTGAAATTTGGAAGCGAGTCCAAGAAATAGCAAATATTCACTTTGATATAGGATATGTCGTGCATAAGAAAACCATAGAATAACACAAAACTAAAGTAGTCGATAATGGGAAAGCGACGAACTAAGTATAATAAAATAGAATTCGCAGGGGTCCAGCATCGGATCCCCGCAATCTATCCAGGCGCAAAATTAAGCGACGATGAAAAGCGGAAAATCGGATTCCTGGTCTGTGAGATCTACGAAACGGATCTTTACACACTGGAGGAAACCGTTAAATTTGTAGGATTAGGAGTCCCAACATTTTACCGGTGGATCGATTACCTGGAAGATCTCAGAGATTCTTTTAGGAATGCTCAGAGGTTAAAGTATCGCAACTATAAGCAGCGACTAACACAAAGAGCGCTAACCGCCGCTGAGGAGCTGACCAGGACCGGAACATACATAAAGCGAACAATCGAGTATGAACAGGTAGTAATGAACGAGGAACAGCTAAAACAGCTCCAGAAAGGGAATAAGGACGGGTTAAAATTGTATGCTGTGAAAATCAAGGAAACCACAGAACGGTACAAACCCAACGCTTATGCAACGATGGCCATCCTCCATAATATGAAAAGCGATACATTCGAGCGGAATCCGCAACCAGTGGTAGAGGACATTTCGATCGATGAGATCCCGAAACTATCCTGGATCCAGGAAGGAAACGAGGTCGAACAATCGGAATACGAGGACGCCGAGCAAATCGATGAACTATCGGAAATCGACAGCGACGACGATATCGAAGAATATAAATAAGCGATATGGTAGTCGACAGAAGAAAAATCAAGCGACCAGCTCCGATCCGTACCTCGATCAAGTTTAACCCGCTTTACACCTCAGATAAGCGATACTTACTGCTCACCGGCGGACGGGGATCTCTCAAATCTACGACCGTACTCGACTATTTGGCCCGCCTTACTTACGAGGCGAATATCGGTGTAATGTTATCCCGATACACAATGGAGTCGGCCGAGGTGTCAATTATTCCAGAGTTCAAAAAAACGCTAAGTCGGTTAGGTGTCCTTTCTCATTTTCGGATAACCAAAAAGGAGGCCATCAACAAAAAGACGGGATCCTTTATCCGGTTTGCCGGTCTTAAATCATCCTCCAAGGCGGAAACCGGTAGGCTAAAATCTATCCAGGGTATCACTCATTGGGTAATTGAGGAAGGCGAAGATTTTACCGACGAAAAGACATTTAACGACATCGATAGATCTATCCGGTCAACAGTCAAGCCCAACCAGGTGATTATTATAATGAATCCAACGACTAAAGAGCATTGGATTTATAAGCGATTTATCGAGGAAAGTTTCCGCACTGTCAAAATGTACGGTTTCGATATTCAGATATCAACACATCCAGATTGTGAGCATATCCATGTAACTTATCATACAGCGCGAAAACTTGGGTACCTGGACGCTGGATGGTTACGGGGTGTCGATAATTCACTGGCGAAGCTTAAAAAGGCGCTAAAACAAAACAGGGATCCATCTAAGCGAAAGGAAATAATCCATACCTCAGAATATTACTTAACATACATCGGGGGATGGTTGCTGTTCTCCGAGAATGCAATATTTAAAAACTGGAGCGTAGGAGAATTCGACGAATCGCTTCCAACTGCATATGGCATTGATTACGGATTTAAGGATCCTTTGTCAATGGTCAAAATAGCAGTTGATCAGAAGAACATGAAACTGTATGTACACCAAGAAATTTACGCCCCATATATCAAGGACGTACCAGAGGCCATGCACGAACGCGGTATACCTATGAAGGCTATGATTGTGGCGGATACTAACGAACCACGTACCACGATCAAGATCTTCGAAGCTGGATGGGAAGGAATATCAAAAGCGCACAAATATTCCGGATCCGTTGTGGCGGAGATCCGAGAAATGCAACAATTTGAGATTATTATCACGCCTACGTCGAAGGATGTTATCAAATGTTTCTCGAATTACACCTGGAAGGATACGCAACGCGCAAGCTCTCACAGAGAGGTACCAGGCCACGATTATTCCCACGGACCGGATTCGGTCAGGTATCCATTTAGTAAGCTGGTATTGCTTGACGCTGCTTAAAATCGTATATTGCGGGACCATTTAGAGAAATGGGGTTATACTAGGGTTTTTATGTCTATTAATACTTTAGGTTTTTCACGCGGTCAGCAATGGCCGCTTTTTTTTTGATAGTCTCCGCTTTTAGCGGTTTAATATATGGGGTTAAAAGTGGGGTCCGGATAGTGCAGGAAAACGGATCCCACGTCCCCCCAAAGAATTAGGACGGTTCAGTTTTTTAGTGGAAATTTTAAAACGATATATAGCTCGAAGCTCGATGGCCAAACCGTCGGGCTTTTTTTATTTGTTGACCTATTGGAAAAATAAAATTATATTTGTACTAGATTTTCATATCCCTGGCTAATGAGAACGCCGGTATTATTAACCTTTTAACTGGCAATACCATGACTATAGCCGCCGCATTACAGCAGCTCCTTTTATGCTCATGCCCTCAATCTTCAGAAATTCCAGATATCACGGCGATCACTTGTGTCGAGGATCTGGGAGAACTTCGAAAGCTTATTTTTCAAAGAACTTACCTTTCCGCTGGAGTCCTTAACAATATCGTTATAGCGACAGACGATCCAGCCCTCCAAGCAACTTGGACAACGCTCCAGGGATTAGCCACTAACGCAAAGGTTACGGTGTCCCCTGAATTTGGTAATTATCAGCCGTCTGGAGGGGATCAGCGAACGGCCGGTGGTGGTGCGCAAACTCCAGGAGGTATTCCCCTGAATCTTGGTTTCAATCCTACTATATCGACGGCCGAATTACAGCGAGTCCCACAGGATACCATTCGAGATCTTAAAAATTACTCATGTGAGGTCGGGCTATCTGTTTGGCTGATTAATGAGCATGGCCAGATTATCGGACTAAAGGACGCCACGGTCGCCGCTAATTTCCGAGGTATTCCCGTTGCTCAATTTGCCGTAGGGGATAAAGTACCTGGCCATTACGCTGGATACGATTACAATCCAATGATTTGGAGCTTTTATCCTAACTGGTCGGACTATTTGCACGTTGTAACACCTACAGATTTCAACGCTTTAACTCAACTCTAAGCAATGGATCAATTAGAGGGTCAAAAATGGTTATGGGATGTAACGCTAAAAATTCGAAAATCATTCGAAGCATCCCACGCCGATCGAATAATTGAGCGGTTCCCTAGTCGGGGACTCGTTCCTTACAATAATCAGGATGGGCTTGAAACTGGAGGAAATCCGAAAGATACTGACGGGGGAGATACCGTCGGACAAAATCCAACTGGCAAAAGCCGTAAAGCTTCAAAATCGGGTAAACCTCCATTGTAAGACACTACTAAGTGACCAGGAGGCTACCAGGTACTCGAAACACTTTATGGAAATGGTTAGGTCGATCCTAACTAACCAGAAAATCAATTCGTTTTTGGCGATGTTTGGTTTTCCTGTTTCTACTGCTACGCTAATGGACGAGGTTTTTACCTTTGTTTCGAAGATTTTTGATGGGCGGAATCCGGTTTACTATTATGAATTTGGGTCGGATTCTGAAAAATCGGACTGGTTGCAATACCGGTCCGACCTCAAGCTGGCGCACTGGTGGAAAACCAAAGGACTCCAGGCATTCAGGACGATGCACAATTCCTTCCTGGTTGTCGATAGCCCTCCAGAGCAAACCGGCGACCGGCCAGAGCCGTATTTCTATCTAGTCGAAGCCGATAACGTATCCCATGTAAAAGCGATCAATGAAATCGACCTGGAATGGATAGTATTCCGCCAGGACGAAAATACAATGGTCGTGATTGACGACGAACAATATTGGATACTTGATTCACCAGACGGAACGAGTATCCAAAACGTTCGACGGCAAACTCCGCATGAATACGGTTATTGTCCAAGTACGCCACTTTGGACCACGGCCGTTTCGGATGACCAACCGCTGGTTAAAAAACACATTGTTACTAACTGGCTGGATGCACTCGAAAAGCTTCTATTTTTCAAAGTTTCAAATGAAGATCTAAACACTTACGCCAGATATCCGATAATGTCTGGCTTTGATCATTCATGTAAATTTGAAGATAAAGAAGCTGGATACGCTTGCAGCAACGGATATTTACGATTCAGGGCTGGCGGATATCTAATTCGCAATAAAAAGCCTCAGAAATGCCCCGTATGCAGTAAGAAACGATTTAACGGTCCAGGATCCTTTATTCGGGTGCCTGTTCCATCAGTGGCCAATGATAACAAGGATCTTCGAGGCGGTGTCGATTACTCACAAATACCGGTCGATTCCCTGGATTATAACAATTCAGATGTTTCGACCAGGTGGAATTCGATTCTTTCCGCAATAACCGGATATCAAGGATTGCCAATAAACGATCAGGCAGTCAATGAGAAGCAAGTAGGTGCAATCTTTGAGTCGATCGAAACTGCATTGCAATACCCACAACAGAATGCGGAGCGTGTTATAAAGTGGTTAGACGCGACTTTGTGCCGCTCCAGGTACAATACATTCAAAGGGCTATCGATATCCCTAGGAACGGAGCATTACGTACTTAATTCGTCTCAATTAATAGAGGTTTACGAGTCAGTGAGAACGTCGGCTTTTTCAGCGAATACGATGGATAAGGTCCAGGATCTATATTACGAAAGTATGTATAGGAACAATCCGGAGCTGATGCAACGCCAGGCGATCGTCAACCACTTGGATCCGTTTCGACATAGGACCATTTCTGAGGTAACAACAATGTACCAACAGGGTCTAATTCGATTTGAGGATTTTATGTTAAAAATGAATCTATCGAGTTACCTAATGAGGTTCGAGGCGGAGAAATTTCCGATTTCCCAATTTTCGCCAAACGTACCGGTAGCTAAGAAGGTTTCAATTTTGAAGGAAGAATTTTCTAAGTATATAGCCGAACAGGATCCTAGCGCTGGATCTGACGACGGCGGAGAAAATGACCCACCAGGTAACAGCGGCGGGTCTGATTAATTCACTATTAATTATTTACCAATGGCAAAGAACAAACTAGCCGGTAAGGTGCTGATTGATTCCAGGACGAAAAATCCATCTTTAAAGGAATTTCGGCTTTCCGAGGATGAGGTCGCTAAGTACAAACCGGAAAAGGGTACCGAAGACCTGGTGCACCTAGAACTAGAAAAAGTTGTTTGGGACGATGGCGAGAAAGCATCCTTACCAAACATTACAAAAATTCCGCAAAACGCTTGGTTATTCATGCGGCGGAAATTGATTACCCAGGGGTTTAATTACATCCGGATCCTACACGCTGGAGCGGATGTCGAAACCCGACTTTTGATGGACAAAGGACTTTATTCGGCTTTAAAAAACGCGACTAAAAAACGCGTCACTTTCAACGATGAATATGTAGAAGTAATTGATCCAGAGAAAGGAGGTAAAACACTTACCCGTCGAGAAGCGGCGGCAGCGGCTGAAAAAGCAGCCGAGGAGGCGAAAGCCAACGCGACAGTATAAACCTATTTTTTTCCATCAACAAATAATGTGAAACATGTTGACGATTGACAAATTAAAAACAAATGCCGAGCTGGCCAAACTAGATGCAAGCCTTTTGACCGTTATCGAGGATCTATCGAAAGCCGATGAGAAACTGTCGATAGACAAAGTAACTAGAACGTTACATGAGGGGTACGATAAGGATATAAAAGCGATAACGGGATTGGAAAAACCCGCGAATATGCAAACCTATCAGCATATGAGCGCAATTCTAAAGGATGTCTGGCCATTGAAAACCAAAGTAGCCGATTTAGAGCAGAAGATTAAAGACGGGGACGGAGATCCAGCCCTTAAAAAGCAAATCGAAACCTTAACCGGTCAGATTGCGGATAAGGACAAAGAGCTGGAGACAATCAAGGGTACTTTAGACACGAAAACGACTGAATTCCAAAAGACTTTGCAGGACAAAGAGCTGGAGGTTAAAAAGACCGTAACCAGTCTAAAGTTTGCGGAGGCTGAGAAAGGAGTCGTTTTTAAAGATGTATACGGGGAACAGATCCTTAAAAATGAGATTGAGCGCCGCCGATCCGACATCCTCAATAATGTGACCATTGAGGAGACCGACGATGGCCAGGGCGGAAAGTCTACTATTTTGAGAGGTCCGGATAAAACGATCCTAACCAATAAAGAGGACGGATTTAAGCCGCATACATTACAGTCATATTACGTCGCTCAATTGGGGGACTTAATCGATACAGGAAAGAAAGCACCAGGCGGCGGATCAAAACCTCCAAGTAAAGCAGATCCTAAAGTCGTGACGCTGGACTTTTCCGAAGCTAAAGATCAATTCGCTGCCTCGGTGGTGATTGATAAATACCTCCTTTCAAAAGGAGTAAAAGAAACAGATCCCTCTTATGGGGATCAATACGCTAAGATCTGGGACGATAACAAAGTGGATGAGATGCCACAAAACGAATCGTCGGATCCTGCTGGCGAATAATTAACTAATACGGGTATGAGAATTCCCATTTCGTAACTCTTAATTTTAAATCATGACTTTAATCGCAACCAGATTGCAGAATTTCCGGTCTGATAATCCGGACATTGCAAAATGGGAATATCGAACCGGCAATTATGGTGCATGGAATTTATTTTCCAAGCAATCACAGGCGCCAAATTCCATTATCAATAACGACCTACGATCAAAGGCGATCGCCGCCGTAGGATCAGGATTAGAGATCCCTGTAATTGATTACGCGGCTAGTACGATCCAAAACGTTACCCAACCGGTAGCCGTTATCGATGATCCTTTGACCTCCCAATTAATGGCGGTAACTTTTACCGATTATTATTTCGGGTTCCTAATGTACGACGCCCAATTTTACAACAACAATATCAGTCCTCGACAGTATTTCAATACACAAATGCGTCGATGGGTATTGGCATTGTTGAACGAATGGGATCAAGACGCCCTTACCGTACTGGAGACGAACAAAACCCAGGTATTAGGATCCACTTTAGGCGGCAAGTACACCTTAACCGGTGACGTTATCAGTGGAACGAATGCCTTTAAGGATCAGATCATCGGTGATATCAACCCATTGATGAGAGGGAACGATTTTAGCGGTCCTTTCGATGTGGTTGGTAATCCCTCTTTGGAGTCTCACGTCCGCAATAACCTCCTGGAGAAAGGAGCACAGCAGGACAGCGACAAAACGTACCAGTGGAACGACAAGAACTGGCATTTCTCCAATAATGTAGCGGATGGCGCTGGCCAGGCTTTTACCGGCTTCGCTGTTCAGTCTGGATCTGTTGGCGTTCTTGATCAGTTCTTACCAGACAATGTTTGGTCACATAAGAGCAACAATCACCAATGGCGGATTATGGACATTCCAGGATTAGGCGGGAAGATGGGAACCTATACTTATGATGGCGCGGTCGATGCTTCTGGCTTGAATGCTAGTACGGCACACCTTACAGCCACCAAGGTACAAGCCTATGGGTTCCACGTACGAAAATCCTTTGTACATGCTTACAATTCAGATCTGGCGACCATTGCGTCGGCAACGGGTAAATTCCAGATCGCGCAATAAATGACTAGATAGGTTTTTCATTTGTTTGGTATTTGATAGGATTTATCAATCGAGAGGAAAGGGGTTTAAAAGCTCCTTTCCTTCTTCCAATTCTAATATATGTTTGATATCCAAAGCATCGAAGCGAGTTTTTTAAGCCTGGTTGGATGGGAACAAAACGCGGATCCTAGTGGCTGGCAGCTGACCGGCTTAACTACTAGCGATAGCGGTCTGTTTATGAATTCCATTCATTCAATGTTGACGATTGATAACCTGGTTGCACTAGCGCCACGTTTCGACGAAATCCACACTGGAGACGATCCAGCCAGGAATACGGCTTTTACTGGATGGGTAGAACGGCTAATGAAAACAGCCATCCAGGAAGGCGTCGGTATTTGGATTGATACTAAGATCGGCCGCAAGACAGCAACCAACCTATTAGCCGACAGTCGCCTTTTTAATATCGCGGGATCCTTTGACCAGCTCCAGACTAAAAACGGTCGGTTTGTTGGGATATCGATAACACCAAAATGCGATAAAGGAATCGCGGGATTGATTCGAAAAGTTGGAATCCAGATGGAACAGGCGGAAACTTTCGCGCTAAGGCTATTTAAAGGCGATTCAGCCGTCGAAGTCCAAAATCAGTCGATTACATACACCGTCGGCGGATCCGTTCAATGGGTGGACGTAAACTGGGCCTTAGAATCTGGTACCACGTACTTTATAGGGTACCATGAGGATGAGATCACCGGCCAGGCCATTAACGGGGTATTGGGTTTCGGATATGAGGACCACGGCCGTTTGTATTTTCCAAGTGAACGCCATTTTAATGCGACTGCATTCTCGATCGCCAAATCAAATGATTCGAATATGTGGGCCGTATCTGGAAACTCGTATACCAGCGGCACCAACTACGGACTGAATCTGGATCTTTCTTTTCATGCCGACTATACGAATCTAGTAATCGAACAGCGACTTATTTTCGCTCGATTTATTGCGCTCCAGCTGGCGATCAATATTCTAAAGGAGCTGATATCGAATCCTAATTCCAAGCTTAACCGAAATACTGAGAACGCCGCATCGATAAAAGCCTGGCTTTTGGATGAGATTAACGGCAATAAGAACGATAAAAACGATACAAGTTTGGCCGGTAAGTACCGAAAAGCGTTAGCCGCCATCCAATTCGAGTATAACCAGGTTAACGATACGCTACTCCCAGAGGTAGAATCGAGGCCTATTTTTGAAAGTCTAGGATCTGAGCCAACCGGGTACTATGAATTTTAAATGATGGTATTTAAAGAACAAATATCAAGAGTGAGACAAGTACGACAGGAATTCGATAAAATCGTCTTAGAAGTGCTCAAAACAGCTGAAAACGAAAAATTCCTGGTCAATTTAAACCGTGAACAGCTGCACAATGGGAAAAAAGGCGATGGATCCGATATTCTACCAGGTTACGCAGACAGGACGATCGAAAGAAAACGGCGAGACAGACAGCCATTCGATCGGGTTACGTTACGGGATCGCGGGAATTTATACGAACAGTTTACGGTCGAATTCGGATCGGAGGAATTCACATTAAGCGCCGATACTGAATACACCAAATACCTATTGAGTCGATACGGCGATGATATTTTTGGCCTACACGACGATAGCCTGGAGAAACTACGGGAAAAGATTAATCCACAGATTGTCGAGGCAGTCAGAAAACTTTTACTAAATGAGTAGTTTACGAGTACCCGCTAAGATGATCCCAGACAATCCCGTCCTCCTGGATCGGGCGCTTTGGGAGATATCCGACAACCTGGCCAGTGAATTATCTTGGATAGATAATAATTACGGATTGGCCCAACGTGTCGACGATGCAAACCAGGGACTTATTCCAGCTTATTATACTACCAACGGGATCGAGTACTTCCCTTTATTTCCAGATGAGAGTCTAGGAAATTTTCTGTTTTTTGACAGAGACGAAACCAGGTCTATTTTCGACAGTCCGGAGAAGCTTCGAAGTGGGGCCAACGTAAAGGAGAAAATCGGGCTAATCGTTTGGTACAATATCAAAACCGTATTCCCCACTAACTGGAGTACTCGAACCAATGAAAATGTAAAGGGGCTAGTACTTCAAGCCCTGGAGGATATTGTCCACATACATAGCTCTTATACGGCCGTCGATATGTTTCATGAGGGGAAGAACATCTATAAGGGCTATAAACTACCGGAAAGCCGCTCCCAATACCTTATGCGTCCGTTTGGGGGGTTTCGTATCAATCTTAATATTTCGTATAACAACTTAAACCGCTGCTAATGATAGAAAAGCGGGAATATACGTTCGAAGCTGCATTCGTGAGCGCTTACGATGGCGACTCGATAACATTGTCGCATGAACTAGGGTTCACAGTCAGTAAGGAGGAAAAAGTCCGCCTAAAGGGCTTAGATACACCAGAAATGCGGGGCGGTACACCCCTAACGAAACAAGCGGCTAGAGTTGTCCGTGATTATGTTACATGGTGGTGCAAGGATGAGAATTTGATTTCGTCCTCACTCGCTGGAGATAAAGGAAAATACGGCCGATATCTAATCGAAGTTTACAAAGATGGAATCCTATTAAATCACCACTTGATCGAAATAGGATTCGCCAGGCCATATTTTGGAGAAAAAAAAGAGCCCTGGACAGATGCCGAGGCACAGCGAATAATTGATAGTTCTTATGCTAAGATGATAAATACCAAGTAAATAACTGTTCTACAGCCATGAGAGAGGCGAAATCTACTACACCAAAAGCTTTCATTATGTACCCATTACAAATAAACAATAGACCAGTTATGGATTATTTTTCAAACAAGGTTTTAAACCTGTTAGCTTTTGCAGGGGGAACCGGCGCGACAATTACCTCGATAGTAATCGACAACCTTCCAGCGGTTATGTATTGGGTTGTCGGTGGTGGTATAGTCTTAGTATTAAAAGTTATGAAAGCCCGTCAGGACATGAGGCACAAAGAGCAGAATTTCCAGCTAGAGATTAAATTAAAAGAGGCGCAAATCGTCGACCAAATAAATCACTTAAAGGATGAAGGTAATTAAATGGGGCGCTAACGAATTAAAAATGTATACGTCGATCCAGGATTTAACGTCCTACCGGTTTCATGTGTACAATCTTAATTTGCTAATCGATATTGGTATTGGATCCGATGTGGCCGCCGTCCAGAGACGAAATAATAATTTCCTGGTCAAATGCGATCACAATCTCCAGGAGGCAAAACAGGAGATCATCAACCAAAACCAGACGATCGAATTCATCGTCTCGAACACTTCACCCAAAATGAGGTGTTTTTGTGCGTTTATACACACCATTAACGGTCGCGTAATTACCAATGATGATTTAACGGAATCCGGTATCGATGACCTGGTAGCCACATTGCACCGAAAATCGGTAAAGTGGGGCATTATATCCGACTTTGTGGAATTCGTAAAAAAAAAAGTCGGGCTTGAATATTCGCAATTCTTCCCTAAAAGAGCGGGATCCGGAAAGGACCGCACCTACTACGCTTATTTAAAAGAACATACCCTTATCAGGTGTAAGGATCTGGGAGAAACTAATCCAGACCTTCAAAAAAGGCGAGACGCTATCGATCGGTATTTCGCTTTTTCATTCATTACCCACGTATTCGCAGGGGTAAAGGGTATGGAAGTACAGCTAATACAAGCCTATGCGCATACCTGTAATATGATAGTAAATAGTAGTTTTTCGGTGTCGCCTCGATCGATGGGAGTTATCCCATACTTTCAAGCGTTGGACGCTATTAAAAAAGCCAATAAATAACGACGTGACATGCCAAACCCAACACGCATTGAGGATATATACATCCACGGAAATGAACTGGAAAAACTGGAAAAGGATCTGGTTGCGGCTGATATGGCTTATACCGAATTCGTCCAAAAGATAAAGCAGACGACCGGCGAAATTGAGGCGGGTATTAAAAAGCTGAATCCTAATCGGAAAAAAGACCAGGAAGCGATCGCCAAATCCGCAAAGCAAGTCGATCAACTCCAGGCGGCATATAAGAAGTATAATAAATCCTTAGATGAGAATGCGGTCGAGCTGGCAAAAGTCAGAGCAGCCACAAGGGAACAAAACCAGATTGCAAAGCTCCAGGCGCAATTAGCAACGTCCGTCGAGGGATCCTATAATAATTTATCCGCTCAATACCGGCTGAATAAAATCGAGCTGAATAAGTTAACAGCAGAGGAACGGGAAAACAACAAAGAAGCTAAAGAACTGGAGGAACAGACGAAAGCCATCTTTGAAGAAATGAAGCGGCTCCAGGAGGCTACCGGCAAGACTAGCTTAAATGTCGGAAACTATGCAGAGGCAATCGACGACGCCACCGGCGGAACGTTGGGATTAAATAAAGTACTGACCTTAATATCCAAAAACCCATTCATTTTAGTGCTATCGCTTATTGTGGGTTCACTAACAGCACTTTTTAAGGCTTTCCAACGTACCGAAAGAGGTGCACAGTTATTCGCTCGTATAACCGGTGTATTATCTGGTATTATGTCGGAGCTAATCGGGTTCGTCGATCGATTCGCTGGAGCAGCTATCGCAGCCTTTGAGGATCCTAAACAAGCAATGGAGGATTTTAAGGACTTCTTAGTTAGTCAAATCGTTAACCGGTTCCTGGCATTGCCAAAGCTATTAGGAGCCGTAGGAAAAGCATTAACGGCGGTTTGGGAACGGGACATGGACAAGTTAAAAGAGGCTGGCGTCGATGCGTTCCAAGCGGTCACACAATCAATAACTGGACTCGATGCGGAGGCACAAAACAACCTGGTCGAAGCCTTTGCCGAAACTACCAGAGAGGTAATCGCCACGGCTGACGCGATGGGAGATCTCGCCGTCCAGAAAAGGAACCTGGAGAAAGTAACCGGCGAGTTAGGTGTCGCTTTGGCAAAAACTAATATAGAGCTGGAGAAGCAACGGCTTATTGCGGACGATGGCACCAGGTCATTTAAGGAACGGGAAGAAGCCAACGAACGGGCACTGGTCCAGCTCCAAAAGTCAGCAGAGATCGAGGTCGCAATCGCTAAGACCAGGTTAGGATTATTGAATACAGAAATCGAGCTGAGGCGGCGAAACGGTGAGGACGTTTTAGCCCTGGTCGGTCAACAGCTAGACGCGCAAAGGACGCTAGTCGAGGCAGAGGGCCAGCTAACAATCGCCATCCTAGAAAACGAAAAGGTACGACGTGAACTGGTCCAAGATAGGCTTGAACGGGATCTGGATATCCTTATCGATGGCGTAGACAATCAGAAGGCCATTAATGAACGGCTACTGGCCGACGACCGGCTTACCCTGGAGCAGCGATCGCGGATATTCCGAGAAACGGTCGCCTTATTCAATGGCTCATTCGATAGCCAGATTGCAACTATTCAGAAGTTTACCGATCTGCAAATCGATGCTAACGATCTTATCCAAACGTCCGACGCCAGGACGCTAAACTCCAAAATACGGGCGCTTGGATTATCGGAGATTATCGAGGGACGATTACTGGAGGTTATCCGCGACCGGCGAACCGGTTTGCAAGATCTTGCAGATGCACAACTAGAACTAGCCCAAAGGATCGAGGTGTCCGCATTAGCGGATAATAGATTCACCAATGCACTAACGGTAGGAAATGAAGGCGTAGCGGAAAGGGTAAAACTTTTGAGCGCTCAAAGCAAATTAGGGATCGAGGCGGCAAAGGAAAATGCAATGGAGTTGGATTCCTTCCTGAAAGGATTCAGGGAATCTATAAAGCCGGATGAGGACGAAAAGGTCGGATTATTCGAGGCGCTTGGATTCGACTTATCAGAAGGGGGAAAAGAGGCTTTAAAATCAGCGTTTGATTTTGCTAAAGATCAGCTTACCGGCTTCTTTGCTAAACGCGTAGAATTGACTAATAAACTAGTCGATAAGCGGAAAGAAGAAACGGACGACGCTCAAGCGAATTTGGATACTCAGCTGGCATTATTGGAAGCTGGAGAGACGGCACAAGTCGCCACGGCACAAAGGCAGTTAGAACAAGCGAAAGCCAACCAGGAGAAAGCAGAGGAACAGCAGAGGCGAGCAGCGAAAGCCCAGGAAAGAATCCAGACGATCCAGCAAACCGGTAATTTGATTACTATGGTTTCGAAGATCTATGGCCAGTTACCGTTCCCCTTTGGCCTGGCCGCTGCCGCCTTGATGTTGGGATCCTTTACGGCCGCAAAATTGAAAGTCGCAGGACTGACCAGGCGCTTATTCCGTAAAGGAGGTAAGATCGACGTAAAAGGCGGATCCCATGAATCCGGAGACGACACATTTATCGGGACACATAACGGGGTGGATAATTACGCTGAGGGAGGCGAGAAAATAGGCATCTTTAGCCGTCAGGCGGTCGCCAAACATGGACCAGCGATCGACGACGCGATCGACATGTTTAATAATGGTGGATCCGCTCCAGCCGATGTTCGCCAGGTGTATAATATTGGTTCGTCTAACTACCAGATACAAACCAGGGCAATGGAAGCGACTTTGAAGTCCATCGATAAAAAGGTTGGGGATAGCACTATAGTAACTCAAGACGGGAAAATCATTCGTGAACGCGGTAACCACATAAGCATAACCAATGTATAATAAAATTTACCTGGATACCGGATCCGGAGAGGTCGAGCTAAATACCAGCTCTTTGGCTGGCGAGATTATTTTCGGCGATGGCTTCTCGATCAATGGCCGTAGAAAAGAAGGCGAGTATTTTTCAACCGAGGATCTATCCGGTCGAGTTGGTTTTATTCGCGGTGCTTATGCTACCCTGGAGGCTTTGTCGATCGATACCGAATTTACCCTGGTTATGAGATCCGCCGCCACCGGAGATCTACGCTGGATGGGATCCGCCACTTACCTGGACGGCGAATGGCTGGAAGATCAATGTCGGGTGAATTTTAAATTCGATACGCTGGATGATTACAAGCTAATAGAAGAAGGTCGAGCAAAGAAATTTAACCTGGTCGATTTGGGGGCGCAACTTGTTTCGGTTTCTTACACCAAAAGAGCAATCCTACAGGTGTACCTAGCGGGGCACGATTTAATAGCTAACGTGTTTGGATCCGGAGTCAATGAAGATCAGGAGACAACAGGCCCAGAGACAGACGACGCGGTACTTACAGGCGATTACCATTTCCAATTATCCCAGGAGTACCTTTATGTAACCGGGACTCAAAATAGCCCGACGCCGGACGTGTCCGGATTCTATGATATTACTACCCTGGTCCGCCTCGATGGTGTGTATCGTTTCGACATCGTTTCCCCTATACCGGCAATCGTAGAAGTCGCCACCAGTACCAATGTATACCTAAAGAATAATTTGCTACTTCCTAATTGGAGCGACGATCCGTTTTCGGTTGGCGATCGTACAAAATGGGGATCCTTATCTGGTGGGCCAATGGTCGAAGCTTTCCAGGTCCGGATCTATAGCCGGTTGCTGACTAACCAGGAGACGATCGGAGCATCACCGACACTACTCCTAAATAATCCGGATATCGTCGATCAGAACAGCTATACCAGGGCTTTACCGTATGATATCAATGGCCTTGTCCAGATCTCAGAAGTTGTGCAAACAGATCCAACGAATTTCGGGACGGTAATATCCACCGCTGGAAACAATCCTGGCGAGTACTTTGTCCGACCGGCGGATCTGGCCGGTGAGCAGTACCAGCCTATAAATCAATTTTCTTGGGAGGCTTTCAGTTTATGGGTTGCTATGGACGGCGCGCTCCGGACTGCACAAAGTCAAGGATCCGAACCGGTGACAAATCGGAATAGCTACCGGTTGTCAGATGCTATTAATGTTGTTTTAAAAGCCATTGGAACGACGGTCGACCACCAGGCTTTGTCGATATATTCAGATTTCTTTTATGGCCTGGCGAATCCCATTAAGACTAACGGAACAATCCCGATTCTGTCAGTAAAAAATGATGTGATAGTCGGGAATTATGACACGGCGGCAAGGAAAGCAGAGGTAAGTCTAAACGACTTACTTTTGTTATTAAAAGTACACTGGAGGGTTTTTTATTTCGTCAAGGATTCCCGATTCATGTTGGAACATATCGATTTTTTCGAACGCGGGGGATCTTATACGGCGGATAATGTTGGGGCGGACTTCACCACGTTATTGAATAATGAGAATTTACGGCCCTGGTCCTATGCTTCAAATACGATAACATACGATAAATCAATCCTAGCCGAAAGGATGGAATTCGGATGGATGGACGATGTTTCGGCCGCTTTCGAAGGGTTCCCGATTCAGATACTATCGCCATATGTCCAGAAAGGGAATATTGAACAGCTGGAGGTTTCCAGGGTAACGTCGGACCTTGATTTTATTATCTCCCAACCAGGATCGATTTCTAAACAGGGATTTGTTATCACTGAATGCACGCAATTAACATCCTCTAGCTATGAGGTGCCGCTTGTTTCGTTCACGGTCGACGGGACTTTTTATACTTTGCAAAATGGGTACTGTTCGTTTCTCTATATCCATGAACAGTATTATCAATATCGATTGCCTGGATCGGAGGCAAATCTAAATAATACCGATCGATCCGGAATATCTACACTTAGAATAAAGGAGCAGACGATTGCCAGAGTACCAGGTACTTTGCCAGATCTTAATTCCTTGGTTACAACCGGCCAGGGAAATGGCCTGATTGATGAGTACGACGAGAGTGTTTTAAATGGAATTTTGGTAAATCTAAAACTAAAGCATGGCCTTTGAATTTATTACGCAGCCCTCACCGCTCAAGTGGTACGACTCGTTAGCGCTGAATTATTACAGCCGGTACCAGCATAAGCACCAGGTACCTTATAACGATCCGGTACCACTTAACCAGGTGCCGTCGTTTTCTTGGGGGCGGGATGTAACGGGAAACCAGATCGTTTATTTTCGTCTGTATAATTGCGAGACGGATTCGATCTCCGATATCACAGCAGAAATTAAAGCTGCTGGTCTAAGGATCGAGGTGAATTCCGACGGCACCAGGGAAAATATAATTTATCCCGCTACGGTAAAGATCTTAGGAATATCGCTAACAGCTGGTTTTTACTATGCTATTATGTCGGACGGTTTGAATACCTGGTATTCGGAACGGTTCAATATGATGAATCCGACAGAATTGAGCCAACATATGAAAATCAGCTATTGCCACGGCGATCCGATTAAGTATGGGAATAATGGGGATCTACTGGAGTACAACGATGGGTTTATGAATACGGTGTATTATAAATCCTTGATCCGCTTACCTAGTTACCAGCTCCAGACCGTTGGCGACGAGCGACAGTCGATCGAATTCTATTCTCAAAAAGTAGCTTACAAGCAGTACACTTTCCAAATACGGGGGCCGGTATACATGTTCGATACACTAATGGCAATCCAGGTTCACGATAAAATAGAGATCGAGTCAGAGGGGATTTATTATCGGGCCTATAATTTCGTTTTGTCCGATCCGGATTGGGATAACGGCGTCGGTGATATCGGTACGGCGTCGGTAACATTTAGAGCGAATGCTATTGCCATTCAGTCGGCTAGTGAAAACAGCTGTGATTTAACGCCAGGGAATTGTATTAGTGTTAATTACGACGTAAAAGCAATCCTTACCGATGGATCTCCGGATTACATTAATTTTAGGTACGACGATGTTAACGGAACGAGTCAAGATCTCCAGGATGGCGATTATATTTTAAGATCTCCAGACGGATTACTTGGATCCGTGTTATTGCTACAGCAATACAATTCGGCCGGTCCTGGTTATACGTCAGCTTTAGCCCTAGTCGGTCAGATTGTGTTTAATGAAAAGTCAGGCGCTTATTACTATTATGAGGGAATAGCGACCGGATGGGTTCTCCCACGCGTCACCAGCTGGACGGATGGCACCAAAACATTAGTAGCTGAATCTATCCAGTCGGTGGAAATTGTTAACGAAGTTTATGCCATTGTTTCAGGCGTCGAAGTGTTTTTGGGATCCTTTTCGTCGGCAGATCTTCAAGCTGGCGTAGTACTTACCGATATGCCAGGCCAGGCTAATTTCGTAATCATCCGTTTAGCTTCTCCTAAATGTGGGCCTTTTTACGATTCGGTACTTTATCCAATTGTTGTATCCTTGTGTAATATAGTTTCAATCGGGGAATATGGAAGTGAGCAATTAGCATCCGCCGGCGGTGCCGTTGCTGGTGAGTATTTCGACCTTAACCTGGCTAACATCTATGGTATGCCAGCGGGTATCGTATTTCAATACATGTCGTCGGATATCTATAACGATGATAATTCGGCCAGATTGAACGGATTGCAGGACGGGCAATGTTATGCCTTAGCACTTTCTAATGAATTCGCATTACCTCCAGGCATCGTCCGGATCCTTTCTCCGACTGTGACCTATGCAAGCGACGCGGAGGCCGGTGTCGGTGGTGTGGCGATCTGGGATCCTTATTCGTTAGCTTTAATTAATATTTATGGCCTTCCAGCCAATATTCAGAAAATACGTAAATCTTAAACCATGAATTATAAAGCAAAAACTCATTTTAAAGCCGTTTTTAGCTTCTTAGCGGCATTTTTTCTTGTTTTGAATCTGTCAGGACAAGTGATGGTAAAAGGTACTGGTATACGGTATTATCAAGGCTATACACTGGCGACCTATGCAACCGCCACCGCTCCGGAGACAACCTATGGAACAGAAGTCGCTTTTTTTATCGACTTAAACATCTTATGTAAGTGGGATCGAGTGAATAGCATTTGGGTTCCTACTGATAATGTTTTATCACAATCGGGGGTTCCTGTTCATACGCCTAATGTTGGCGATCCTATCAATTATTTAGATAAATCAAGTGGGGATTTATATAAATGGGGTGGCGCGTCTTGGTCTTTAATTGGATCTGGCGCGGCTAGTGTGGTAGTTAGTCGTATAACAAATGTGAAAGACACGACGATTTTAAGTCCTACAACTGGCGACGAATGGGTAAATGTTGCTGGTGATACTAGCGGGGTTTATTCTTCGGATCGGTGGCTTATTAGGTCAGGCGGCGGCGGTGGTAATTGGGACCATATAGCAAGCCAAGAAATAGACTTAGATACGTTTTGGATAAGTCCGGACGGGACAAGCAAAGGAATTCAATTACCGTCTAGTGGTGGGTACATTTATGAATCATTGGTGAACGCTACCTATAGAGAGCAAACACTTTTATCTAGTGTAACTCTAACTAAGGGGATTATTGATGATAGCTTCCTGAGTACGCAAATTAGTTTTATTAAGGATGCAACTAACCCAAGGTTGGATTTTGCATTTAATGGTATAAGTAATTGGCGAATATTTAAGGATCACTTAGGGGTAATTCCTCCGACTTCTGACCCCGTAGATATAACTTTTGGCGATAGTTATTTCTATTTATATCCTATACGTTCAGGAGCCGCAGGTACTGGTGATTTAAGATATAAAGACGGCACAAGCGGAACAGAAAAAACATTAGTTCCGCGCTCTGAGTTACAAGACTCATCGATAGCGATTAGGGCTGATTTTCCAAGTGGTGGCGGTGGCTCACAGGATTTATCTAGTGTTTTAACACAAGGGAACGACGCAGGGGCGGCAAAAATAACAAACTTAGCATCTCCAACAGATGCGGGGGACGCTGTAAACCTTGGTTACTTTAACGCTAATAGTGGAGCGGCGGCGAACTTTGCGGTAGCTCAATCTGGGGTTGTGCCTTTGCCTTATGATAAATCCACACAAACACATAGCAGTAATTTAGGCGCTGGCCAAATGTGGGGGGAATATGATATTTATATTAACGATAACACTCGTAAGTTTTACTCTTTGATAATCGATGCTGCGGCCATTGATGACATAATAGTATCTTTTGTTTACCTGTACGATGCTGATAGCATCCTAGTGTTAGAAAGAGATACCGTTACAACCCAAATAGGGCTTAATACTTTCTATTCTAATTCGTTTGATGAAGAATTCATTGACTTTTCCCTTTATCCTAATGTACACATAACACTATCTTTGACGACATCGGGATCGGTGAAGTATCGAACGATTAGCCCTAAAACGCCAGGGTTTTCGACATCAAGCAGAACAAGCGTAACATATACAGCAAATAGAGTGTTAGAGTTTGATTTCTGGCAGGAAACATTTGCCTATAAAAGGAATGCTTCGGTCTTACCAGACTTATCTAACCTGCCAGAGGTTATCGAATGGGGTGAAGAAATATACATTCCACCAGGAACATATACAGTCAACGACCCTATTGTTATTTCTGAATCTGGAAAGCGTATTTATGGTGTCCCTGGCCAAACAATTATAGAGTTAGCACCAGGTGTAGACAATATATTTGACATAACCACGGCGGGGGTTAAAGACTTAGAGATATATGGTTTGACCTTAAGAGGCAACGGTTCAACTATCGATATTAATTCTAGCGCCATACTTGGAAATTTAGACAGTATTTACAATCTACGAGGCGCGGGCACTGAGGTTGGTATTAAAATAGGCGGTGTTACTGGACCCGCTTTTGTGGAACGGATAAATATTCACGATTGCGTGTTTGAGGACTTCACTTATACGGGCATACAAATAATTGCTACGGGGGAAGAGTGGGCTAACGGCGTAAAAATATCAGATAGCTACGCGTTAAATTGTTATGCTGGTGTAGTCTTCGAAGGTACCGCAGAGTATTCTGCACTGGAGAACTTTAGCGGGAACGGATGTCTAATTGGTGCGGTAGTGTTTTCGAAGAATCTCCTATTCGACAATTGCCATTTCAATGGGAATCGGGTTGGTTTTTTTTATGGCTCAGATACGGGCGTAAACCCTGGTCATTCTGGTGTGTCTAACAGTACATTTAATCACAATGCAATGTATGCCATAGTTACTGAGAATGTAACCTCTGGATTCACCCTAAGTGGTTCTTTTATCTGGTCCTCTGGCCCTGTATATATATACAATACTTCTGGGTTTCTAATGTCGAACATAAGTTTTAGCAGCGCTGTGATTAGCTTAGAGGGTGGCGGTAGAAACATGATAAGTGATAGTTTTTTTGCAAACACACCCACTATAAACGAAGATCAAAACAGTACAACAACAGACATACAACTAAAAAACAATCATTATATGGACGGGAGTAGCAATACGGCAATAAATAATTAAAAATATTGCAATAATGACGCCATTTGAACAATACGCGTTACATACTTGGGCGGGTCTTTTAATAGCGTTCACATCAAAAAAACATGGTCTTGTTTTTGCCGTATTGGCTGGATTAGGTAAGGAATTACTTGATCAATATATGTATGGCGGCTTTGATGTCGTCGATATGTTATGCACTATTGGCGGCGGATTTCTACAACGGCGATTAATTAAGATTTCTTTCACCAAAAAAGACTAAGATGTTTAAACTAATCAAGCGGTTTACATTTCCCATTCTTTTACTCCTGGTTCTGAGTTCTACGGGATGCGGAAAACATGTACCGGATCAGGAAACGGGATTCGCACTGGTTGAGATCCTCGTAAACGATCACCGATCACGACCTTACGATTTGATTTGGAAGAATGATAATAAGATCTCGCAAACATGGTACTTCGACACTAATTGCGCATATGAGCATGGCGACGAAAACCAAAAGGACTGGAATAAGCTTACCGGTCTAGCTTGGGACGCGTTTAGTAACCATGTCAATTCGGCAATGGTCGGCTGGAGATGGGATCCGGAATTCGAATTAATGGAGCTTAACGCTTATTACCATGTTGATGGCCAGCGCACTTTTACTCAGACTTTGATATCGGTTGACCTGGAGGAACATTTTACAATAGCTATTTGTAAGATCAATGACAACCAGGTCGATATTACTATCACCGATTCCGAAGGCGTCACCGTTTCCCATTCCCAAGATTTTCCCGCTGGCCTACAGGATAGGTCGCGGGTAATTTGGACCTGGTTTGGTGGAACCTATCCAGCGCCCCGTTACATGACACTTAGATTTTTCAACCTAAATTAAATAAGCAATGATTAAAAGAATCACAATCGCGCTTTTACTGCTGGTCTTATCGACTAGCCTATTTGCGCAGCGCGTACCGAAAGATTTGCCGAAATCCTACGTAAAGGAGTACAAGCAAAACAGGAAAGCACTAAAGAGCTTAAAAGGCTTTGATGTCGTCCTTGATCCGGTCGAAGTAACCGACATGGCCCCGTCGATGTCTGCTGGCCAGGCTGAAATCCTTAATTGGGGTAATCTTAACCTGGCGATTACGGCCAACGCTGACAAGATCAAAAGCAAATTGAAACGACCGGTATGGGTATACGTATTCGATACGGCTGGAGATCTTAAACACAAGATGTTAAGCAAGTCGTCAAGGACTGGCTTTAGTTTCACCGGTGAGCCATCAAAGGAAGATGGAAACGGGCACGGAACGCATGTCGCCGGCATCTATGGCGCTTGGAACCAGTCCCAACAATTGGGAATAGCTAGGTACCTGGCGGAAAAGGGATTATTAAATATCGTCCCCGTCAAGGTCTTGAGCGACCAGGGTTCCGGATTATATAGCTGGATGACTACAGCGGTTTATAAGATGATTGAAGATGCAAAGAAACATCCCGACGCGTTTATCATCTTTAATTTTTCGCTGTCAGGATCAGCAGGATCCGCCGCTTTTGATATCGCACTGGCGGAGGCAAAGAAAGCCGGTATTGCGGTCGTATGCGCCGCCGGTAATTCAGGAAAGAAGGAATTAGGATATCCGGCCAGGTCATTACATACGGATGCTATCTCCGCAAGTGGTACCAACAACACTAAGGCCAGCTTTTCAAACTATGGCGAGGGTATTAGTTTTATCGCTCCAGGAGTGGCCATTAATTCGACCTGGAAAAACGGAACAGTCAGAGCGTTATCGGGAACTTCAATGAGTACGCCAACCCAGGGCGCAATATATGCCATCCTGGCCAGTGTTAACCCTATGGCCACCGCTGCGCAAATTCGTGCCCACATGATCAAGTACACCACCGATTTACCACCGACCGGATATGATGAGAACAACGGCCACGGCTTATCGGTGATTACTAGGATGCTAGAGAATCCGATTAATCCAAGCGACCCACCAGAGGAGCCAGAGGAAGAACCAGAGGAGCCAGGAGAATTACCAACGAAAAACACCAGGTACATTGTATCCGATATCCCGACCAGATATACGGTACTCTGGAGGGCGAAAGACGATGGTAAATGGCAGGAGCTAATTATTAAGCTATCGGTAAGGATGAAAACCAACCTGTATGCGGAGGACGCAATCAAGGCGCTTAACGTAGCGACACTAAAGCACTTTGTCCGACGATACTATATCATCCCCGAAACTGGAGACTTTATCGATGCTGGTTTTGCAGTACGCCGGTTTTATGAAATACTGCTGGAGGATCAAGGGCTGGCCGTTGATGTTATCGATATCCGAGTTGAAAGCGAAGACGGGTACCAGGCTAGAGCGGTAAACATTCCACGGATCGGAGCGCGAAAGATAAAGAAGCTAATGAAAGCCAGCGATTCGGGATACCTCGCACCAGGTCAGAAGTCCCCGTATTAAATTGTACTTATTTTATCACTTATAAATTCATTCAAATGGAAGAACTTAAATTTGTAATCGATGAGCAAGCGCTAAGGAATTTAAGCATCGTCATGGCAAACGATGAACCGGAGGAAGTGACGGATTCAATAGCCGACGCCGCTCAAGTTATCATCATTGTAGAAAGACCATTGCAGGACGGGTTCCAATATACCGACCTTTTCCAATGGGTGGCCGTCCAGCCCTATATTCAAGAACTAGTGAACGACGCCCAAACGTTTTGGACACAGTTCAATGAGGTTGTAGCAAAGAATCCTAAATTAGCGATTGCTTCTGTTGTTGAGGCGAGGCGGAGGGTTGAGGGCTCCGGTTTAACAAATGGGGCAAAGCTGTTTTTCAACTTCTTATTCCTAGCTGCTAATGGATTTGATTTTGGATCAATGGTATTCATTCAAAGCCAGGCACAAATTACCATGTGGCAAAACTTTTTCAAAGGGGTGGATATTATGCCAAACGCCATCCCAACGGCGATCGGACCTGGAAACCTCGCCGGTTAAATCGCATAGTGTTGAAGGCCCATTGACACGGGCAGTATGTTTCATAGTTTTAGACGGAACCAATCTCGAAAGGGGTTGGTTCTTTTTTTTTGCAGTAGTTTTTTGCAGCAAAAATTGCATTTGATTTTTTTATTATATAAGTTTGTAGTCATTCAACGAATTTAAAAAACAACAAATGAGTATCACAAAGACGGCACTCGCCACCGAATTGGGTATCACCCGATTTGTCCTGGATCGCAAAATCAAGGATCTAACCTCACAAAAAGCGCTCAAGTTACGAGCGCCACAACCACGCAAACCAGTATCGGATAAACTAGCGGACGCGATCAGGGAATCGCTATCGGAGGATACATCCGTCGAAGATCTGGAGGAATTGGTCATCGTACCAAGTACCAGAGATACGGAGGACTACGAGATCCAGGAGGCTGTTTATCGCCAGCTGGATTTTTCAGAAGATGAGGAACTAAAAGAAGCCGATCCAGAACTGGAAGAAAACAAAGGATCCCTAATTAATGCCAGGATGACCGAATTTAGGAAAGAAGCCCTGGCGGAATTCGCAGGATCTACAGATCGCGTTTCCGACCATTACGAAACCATAGAGGATTTAAATCCGCCGACGGATGAGGAAGTCGAGGAAGCAATCGAGGACTGGCGAAAGGCATTCGACAATCCGATCGTTACGCCAAAGCCGGATCCACCGATCGAAGATGAGAAAGAAAACTGGCTGGTAGAATGGAAGGAAAGACAAGCGAAAGCCATTCGAAGTCTCCCAGGTAATGAGGAACCAGAGAAAGTCGACCAGGAGAAGCCAGGGCAAGCCATACACCCGATGTTTAAACTACAGCTGGACGTTATAGCGGCGATTGTCATCATTCTTACCGATGCAATATGTTGCTGGTGGATTGCTTACAATTCATTTGACGGCCAGGCGGCGATCCATGCCAGTGCTTTGTTCTTTCTTGGTGGTATGGCGTCGGGCTATGCTGCTGTTAGATTCATTGCTACTGAGAAAAGCACACTATCGGATGACTGGTCAAACGGACTAATGGTATACCAAATCGCTTTGCATGTTTGCGCCCTGGAGGTATTACAATCGTATTCCTTCCTAGTCGGCAAAATTGTAATTGCAATTGGTTTCGCTATGTCGATGAAAGTACTCGCAAAATCATTCCGTAACGTTCAAATTAAATCCCTATGATAGCCCTACGAATACTAGTACCAATTCTACAGGCTTTTGGCATCCTTGAAAGGGACAACATTAGCCATCCATTTAAACCACAAGAGGAGCCACAAACAGAGCCACAACGCGACTTACAAGAGGCACCAGAAGAAATGCAGAATATTATTAAAACCTCATGGGGTACAAGCCGCTCGAATGTGGCAGTACATGTCGAGCTTGATACCGAACGTAATGTGTTCGAATTCGACCGCTCTAAAAGCTTTAAAAGAGCACTTGCAATGTCGGCCGATTTTGGGTGGGCTGATGTGGCAGTTTTGAAGGACTCGAAAGTCAGTGAAACATCATACAAGAAAGTTCGACCGTTTGTGGTATCTGGAGAAAGCAACAAAGAGATCGCAGAGCGTTTCGGCTGGAAGGTAGCAACGGCGGAAAAGTATTGCGCAAAGGTTCGCAAAGCAATTCGATTGTTTCAAGAAAACGACGGTCAAAACCCCTCCCCTCTTGGTAAATAGGGGTAGGGGGCGGATTTTACCTGGATTTTACCGGATTTCTTGATCCGGATTTTTTAAAACTATAAGTATCAACACATTATGAAAAATAAAAATCGGGTTTCGGACTTGGATAAAAGTTGGATTTCTACCGGATTTGAAAAACCGGATTCGATAGGGGGGGGAAGTAGCGACATTCCTTTTACCCCTATCGAAGTGCTAACAAACGTCGACACATTGCAAGCGAATGAGACTCGCAATGTAAGTACCGTTGTGATTATCAAACCGACTCGCAAAGGGACTCGCAATGTAAGCGCCGTTGTGGCTTACAAAGGGATTACTAATGCGACTCGCAAAGGTACTGCGATTGTGACTCGCAAAGTACGCCACATTACAAGCCACATAAACGGGGACAATGTGCGGTATTTTGCGCTCACATTTGCAAGTGGTTTTGTAAGTGATTTTGCAGCACCTTTGGGGCGGATCTTTGTAAGTGTTTTACATGCCACATTCAAAGGACTTACAAACCCATTAACATGGAAGATTGTTGGCGGCACATTGGCAGTCGTTTTCGGTGGGTATGGATTGTACCTATTCGGAGTTGTTTTAATCGCAATTCTTACTAATGAATACCTATGGAAAGTATTAGGTTTTGCAATAGTGGGTTGTGTTACATTCTTTGTCTTTTTAATTGGATCAGCGGACGTTTTCCGGAGCCATAGAGGTAGAGGTCGGAACAGACCAGATCCGCCGCCTGAATCGTCCACATGGCACCGGTCAGACAATTTCGGTCGGACCGGCCAGTCAAACGTCACGATTGTAAACGTAGGCGGCGAGGGGAATTCCGTTAATACCAATATCTCAAACAACCAAAATCATTAACTCATGACTAAACAGCATTTAATCATTTCCAGTATAACCGGATTCTTTTGGTCGCTGGCCATCTTCCAGGATCCGTTTTTTATCCTTTTATTTACAGCCTCTTTTGTCCTGGTGATTTATTCCATCATAATGACTATCATAAACCACCGTCGAGATATGGAGCTTAAAAAGACAATCGAGTCGATCTATGTGGTTGCTCTAAAAATGGACGGAACGAAGATCGATATACCTATCCAATTCAATCACCTGGTCCGCCACGTAAAAGCAAAGTATATCGATAAAGAAGCAAAGCGGATCCGGAGAGAATTAGCGCGCGTAGGGAATCCGTTTTTTGATCCGGACCTGGAGCCAGAAAAACAAATCTATGTTGTACCTATCTATCCTAATGATGGCGTACACGTGAACCAAACGGATATAGAATACAATCTTATGGCATTAGATAATATTAAAGATTTTCGCGCTAAATGGCATAAGCTTTTAAAGGAAACGGATCTGGAGTGGTACAAGAAATACCACCACCACCAGGTGTAAGATCTTACGGTGATACTCACCGTTTGTTTTTCGTTGAATCATTTCGAGGGCTTGCTAATTGCACGCCCTCTTTTTTTTCCCTATCTTTGAAGTGTTATTGTATTATGTGTTTTATTCAACTTTCCAGTATAGAAAGGGATCCTTAGTGGTCCCTTTTTTTGTGTCTAGATCTGAGGCTAAAATAAAATTGCTGCAAAAAACTGCTGCAAAAATTTGCATCAAAAATAAATTTGCCTTATCTTTGAGTCAGAATAAAAAACACACATAATAAGATGACAAAGACAAGCAAACTTTCCGTATTAGCCTCAATCCGTGAGCGCATCGAGTTAATCCAAAGTGAAGTAATCGAATTTTCAAAGACCGTCGAGGTTGACTATGACGATTGCGAAGCATATAGTGAAAGCGAATTCTTTATCGCTGACCAGCTGGAGGAATTGGAAGCGCTCCAAAAAGCGTTGTCAGATTGCGAAACGACAGCCGCCAAATTACTTTCTAAGGAAACCACTTTCCAAACATCCTAATTATGTATACCAAGATTCTACAAGTAGCCGCCGCCGCTATGGCGTCACAGATACACCAGGACGATCGCATCGAGGTAATTGCCTCATGTGCGATCGTCGCCGACGGATTCGGATTCGTCACACTTGCACAGCGACTAGATACTCTTATCAACCACATGTACAACGGATAGTAATACATCGAAATGAGTTGGTCGGACATTAGCACCGGCAAAAAGTTCTTTGACATACTGGCAGCGCTATAGAGCGCACTTACACGCTTCTGACCGTTCGGGGCTGGAAATGGGTTCGATACCCTCCAGGAGTGCATTGTTAAATTAAACTAATTCCAAATGACTAAACAGCAAATAAGACTTTTACGGATGATCCATACACAATTGTCGTGCATGGAAGTTACCCTTAGTGAGTTAGTGGATCCTATGATCCTGAAAGGTGATACAATTGGCCTGGTGGACGAAAAACTCCCACTATACATCGAAGGGATCCGTCAAGCCAGGGAGCATTTAAAAGAAGCCTGGCAAAGTATGGAGCCGATTATCTCCGCAATCACTAAGGAGATTGAACCGGATAAAGAACATGAGCCGATCGAATCAATCCTAAAGGAATCAGCGATTATTTTACATAAGATGAGATTTAAAGGCGGCGATATTACGCCTCCGCCAATTCCGGATATCGATATCACCTGGATTGAAGAATAATAATGTCCCTTTTTAGCCGGTTGGTACCTGGAGTGCTGGCCGGCGCTTTTAAATTATTTCAAACCATTTCAATTAATACAAATGAGTATCAAGGAACAAGCTAGTCAAATCACATATGGCCAATGTCTGGAGGAAATGTCGGAAAAACGAGGAACGCGTCAAACGATGTTTATTCCGGATTCGGTTAACACCTTAATCGAGGAATTCCAGGAGCGGTTCAAGGCTGAAAACGGCCGACACATTTCAAAGGAAAAGGTATTCTTTAAATTATCCGTAGCGGGATTTAAGGAGCTACTTTCCGACAAATCCTAATTTTCAAATCCTATCAAATCAATATTATGAGTGAGGAAAAACAAAGCCATACAAGCGAAGATTTATTAAAGCAAATCTTAGAGCTTCAAAACAAGTTAAAAGCTACTGAATTGAAGGCTATTGGACTGTATAACGAAAACCAGCAGTACAAAATGAACATTGCACCGGATGCAATGCGTATGAAAGCGGAATTGAATATCGAGCTGGAGGTAGCACAGACCTTTATCACATCTGGAGCTTTTCCCAATGTGACAAAAGAGCAAGCCTACGTAATTATGAAAGCCGGTCAGGAAATGGGCCTGGATAAAGTCGAGTCTTTGCAATCCCTATACATAACACCAAAGGGGAAAATTGAGATCTTCGGAAAAGCCCTAACTGGATTCATCAAACGGGGCGGATATGAAATCGAATACCAGGAGGAAATCGAGTCCAGCGTAGTAGTAAGGGTTTTTCATCCAACGAATGGATATGACTATCGGGAATTGGTGACAGACCAGGACCAGGTTATCAAAGCGAAGTACCGGAAAGATGGGAGCAAACGAACGTCGGCGATCGATTTCGCTAAGAAAAATAAAATGCGATTCCACGGATTGAGAATGCACTTGAATTTTAGGTTAGCCCACTTAATAAAGGCGACATCTGATTTATTTTCGAATGATTTCCTGGAGTGGAAAGAGCAACAACAATTGGATTCAAAAATCCAACTAGGTTTGCCGGTCGAATCACAACCTGGACTAGATCTGGAAGCAATCGAGGCCAATAAGAATATCGAGCGGATTTCTAACCGCTTAAAAACGGCCACTGGATTGCAATTAGTTAACCTTCGCGAAACTTGCGAAAAACTCAATTTGATGGATCTTTACGAGGATCGAGTCGACGAGCTGGAAGCACTGGAGGCGGAACAAAGACAGAATTCCAATGAAGGGTAAAGATTTAAGGATTCACGCGTCCGCCAGTTGCAAACTAATGGCCGGTGACAACCAGCTAACGGAAAAGCAATTCGAGGAAATGAAAAGCCTCGAATCCAGGCTGCAACTATCGATAATCGGACAAGCTAAACCGCTAACTGAAAAAATGGCGGACAAGCTGACCGACTTACAAGAACGCGCCGCCGCTCCGCTGGAGCTAGGCAAAAGCGCTAAGACGATGGTAACGGACATCTGGAGATATAAGGAAAAGGGATTCCGGATCCAAGTTTTCGACGATAAGCTTACAAAGGGGACTGTCACCGAATTGGATTGCATTGATCTAATGGATGAGGTTTACCCAGAGGATCAGATCAGAGAAAAGAACACAGTCCGCAAGACTAACGACTGGTTAACCGGCGAATGTGACGTCGAACTGGCAAAGATCAAGGCGAAACGGATTGAGGACATGAAATCGACCTGGAGCTTGCCACAATTCATGGACAAGGACACACCAAGCGAAGAATATTATTCCCAGGGGCAATCCTATATGGATCTCTATGGGTACGACGAATTCTGGCTTTGTTATTGCCTGGTCAATACTCCAGAGTTTATTATCCGCCGCCTTCAATGGAAACTGTTTTATCAATTTCGAATGAATCAGCTCGATAAATTTGATGAGTTGCTTTTGAAAAATACCAGATTCCAAGAAGCTTGCGAACAGATCGCAAAAAATCACACTTACGATCATTTGGAACCGGCGGAAAGGATCCGAATTTTCAAGTTTGAGCGCAACGACGACTACATCAAAGAGCTTCACTATCGCGCTGACTGGTGCAAAGATTACTACGATAGCATATCAATGACAAGGCCACCGTCGATCGTCCCTCCAGAGTCGTTTAAGCGGACGTATATGTATAAACAGCAATGATTTTTAACCACTAACAGTTTATAACCCATGAGAGTAGCAACAATTCTTACTTTTTTATTCCTTTCATTCCAGGCTATCGGCCAGGATACTTTAAATGATTTGAGTTTCGAACAGACTAACGATTTTATCAAGGTCGAAATGAAAACACCATACCAATGGGGAAACCTGGAAGTGTGGGACCATGACGGACACTTAATTTTCACGGCCACATTGAATCCCAAAGGTCGACAGCCGCTCATGTACTTATTACCAAAAGCAGCGCTGGCCAAAACCGGAGCTTTAGAGGTTTCGGTATATGTGACCAGGTTACATAAAGGGATGGTATTTAGAGACAATATCAATCAAATAGACGTAACCGGTCGAAACCTGGTAAGACTTCGACCTCCAGGAAAATAATTTCATTCACAAAATCAAATACTATGCCTCTGCAAATGAAAGATCCAGGCGTAACAGAAAAAGCCCACTTTTTAACCTTGTATTCCAACTATCAAAAAGGATACTGGATCGAGGTAAATTTCGAGCAATTAGCACAACGCGCAGGATCGCGGGAAATGCTGTTATCCTGGTTTATTTGGAACGGGATTAAGTTTATATACCTTCCATTCAATTTCCCAACTAAGGACGGAGAGCTGGTCAATGCTGGAGACTTCGCGACGGTCGGGATGTCTCGATCGCGGTTGGTTGTCGGTAATGGGATAAAGCTAATTCCTGAGAACAAATAGTATTTTTTATACTAAAAAAAATGAATACGAAATGGACTGGATAGATATTTCTAAACTCTCAATTGAGAACGGAAACGAATTTTATTTTTTAGTGGATGGAAAAACAAAGCGAGGTACTTATTCGCAGTTTCCGAACGCCACGAAGTTCGCAACATTGGATGTTATATTTTAATGTCGTAGAACACCACAATAAACGACCATTTTTCAACCTATCTAAAACCAGTAAAATGATTATCGACGAAAACTATTTTATAACATTTGACACTCACAACGTCACGTTGAATTATCAGAAAGTGAGTGACCAACTCAACAAAAAAGGCGAGAATGTAGTCACCAAAAGATCGAGCCATCACGGATCGGTTAGACAGGCTTTAATCGCCTTTTTGAATTCAGCCGTCAAAGATGAACGGGATTGTACAGATGTAATCGACCTGTTGGCCCGTATGGATACCATAGAGGATAAGATTAACAAATTCATAGCCCAACATTCAACGGAAAAATAAAAGTCGCTTAAAAGGGCTTAAAAATAGTGTTGGATTTAGTTTGGTCGGGGGATTCTTAAAGGCAGGATCCCCCACTTTTTTTTATTCCTATGAAACATTAAGAAATAAGCAACGTAGAATAAAGCGTTGTTGTAGATTTCCATACTATTCGATTTGCTTTCGAGCTGTGCACTCAATTTGCACAGCTCTTTTTTTTCTTGAAAAGATTTAAAGCCATGAATAAAAACACAAATACTTTAAAAGCGAGTGGATCCGGCTTCACGGTTGTAGAAAACCAGCTTATCCAGGATCCCGAAATCCATCCTTTAGCAAAATTCCTTTATGTGTGGATGTTTAGTAAGATATGGGTACCAGATTTTGTTTTCTGGCGCTCGACATTACTCCAGGTCTTACACTTGAAGGACCATAGAGTCCTAAATAGGCATATTAAGCAGTTGATCGATAACGGTTGGTTGCATAGAGAGGAACGGCGCGAATCTGGAAGGTTTAAAGGCTGGAATTATACGATTAACCAGGTGCCTTTTCATCATCAAAGTACCGGAGTGCGTAAAACGTCACACGGTAACACCTCACCGGAGTGCGTTTCACCCGTCACGGTTAAAACGCACCCCTTAATAAGTAAAGACTATATAATAAGTAAAGACTTAAATAAAAGTAATACTAAAGTATTACCAAAAAAGTCGACTATTAAGTCAGTATTCCCACCAACGACAGAACAGGAAGAAAGGGATTTCAAAAACGCGGTTTATTTACATGCCCTTCCTAAGATCCAGGAGCTAGTCGGAAAGGATATCGATCCAAAAGCACACGCCAAAGATTTTGCAGCGCAATTTTTTGACCATTACAAGGAATCAAATTGGAGAAAAAACAATGGCAAGAAATTAAAGACCTGGAAATCGGCTGCTAGTGGTTGGATCACGAGATCCGCCAAAAACGACGAATACCTGGTACATGCTGTTTCCTCCAAAGAATTCAAACAAAAGCAAAAAACAGGGAAGCAAAGAACATTTAATAATCAACCACCGGTTGCGACGGTATACGATAGATCTATCCGCCGAGTAGCTGATAAAGACGATAAGCAATGAGCTATAATAAAAATGCAGCATTAGAATTGACGAATATTAAATCCCCGTCCGCCGTACCGATTGAAGAAGCTATTTTGGGTAGTTGTATGATGGATAGAGAATGTATAGCATTGGTGATATCTATACTACCAGTCGAAGCTTTCTATTTAGATAGTCACAAATTTATATTTGAATCAATCATTGATTTATTTAGTCAATCATTGCCGGTCGATTTATTAACAGTTACTAAAACCCTCCAGAGTTCTGGAAAACTGGAGAGCATAGGGGGGCCGGTTTATATTGTAGAACTAACGAACAAGGTTTCCAGCTCCGCCAATATTGAATACCATTGTCGAATTGTTAAACAGGAATGGATTAAGCGACATACAATGGTCGTTGGACATGGATTATACACCCAGGCGCAAGACCCAACGACGGACCCATTTGACTTAGTGGAATATGCGGAAAAGGGGATTTTTGAATTATCCCAGGGATTCAATAAGAGAGAACCGGTAAAACTTAGCCTGGCATTGAGTAAGGAGGTAAGACGCCAGGAGGAAATAAGCGGACAGCCCGACGGAATAATCGGATTATCTACTGGATTTAGAGATTTGGACAAAGTGCTCCGAGGCTTACGGGCACCAGATTTAATGATATTAGCAGCCCGTCCAGGAATGGGAAAAACGGCGCTAATGTTAGCCCTTAGTAAGTTTATAGCCGAAAACGGTAATCCAGCGGCGGTTTTTTCGCTGGAAATGTCAGTGGAACAATTGACACAGCGAATCATTGCGATGGATACTGAGCTACCAGGTTACAAAATTGAGAATCCCCACCGGCGATCGGAACATGAAAACCAGGTATATTTTGATTCGGTTCAAAGATTGGAAAATCTCCCATTATTCATCGACGACGAACCAGGTATAAACATTACCCAACTTCGGAGCAAATGTCGCCGACTAAAGCAGGAGCACGATATCGGGTTTATTGTAGTTGATTATTTGCAATTGATGTCGGGCACCAATAGCGGCGGATCTGGAAGGAATCGAGAACAGGAAATATCTGAGATCTCCAGGGGATTGAAAATGTTAGCTAAGGAATTGCACATGCCAGTTTTGGCTTTATCGCAGCTTTCAAGAGCCGTAGAGCAAAGAGGAGGAACAAAACGACCTCAATTGAGTGACTTACGAGAAAGTGGTTCTATCGAGCAGGACGCCGATATCGTTTCCTTTATCTACCGGCCAGAATATTACAAAATAATGGAGGACGCCGACGGAACATCGACCAGGGGACTAGCGGAGATTATAATCGCCAAAAACCGGCGCGGTGCCGTAACGGACGTAGATCTTCATTTTCGGGCGGAGTGCACAAAATTCACCGATCGAGATTCGGTCGATTTCATATTTGATGAACTCGCACAAACGGCCGTCGATTATCAAAAGATGGCGAACGTATCTCCACCGGATGATGATGAGGAGAATTTACCATTCTGATTTTTTAACCAAATTTCAATATATGTCAAGTAGATTTAGAGAGGAACGCAAAGTTGAAAAAGATCGAATTACTATGGATCTAGCGGTCGGGGATAAAAAACACCCTTTAAGCGCCGACCAGACGCTATCCTACAAAGGCGGCGGCGCGACGATCTCGATCAGTCTAAAGATTGTGACGAAACACATTTCTTTCGATCAAGCAGAGGCGGACGCGGCTATCGGACAGATACAGGAATTAGTCGCCGCCGCTTACGAGAAGGCCAGACAAGATCTGGAAGATACTTTGAACCAGATCCGAAAAGACAAGCACCCAGGGCAAGTCGAAATGTTCACAGATGGGGAAAAAGCACCGAGTAAGAAGGGAAGCGTATCGAAAAAAGGAAAAGCAAAAGTCGTAACCGAAACGGCATAACTCTAACCTGGAGGATCTGCCGGTCTGGTGGATCCTCAATTCTCAAAAAAGATGATAGTACTACGGTTTTTTAATGGCCAATCAATTCGAGCAGTTATCGTCGAGCATTGCTATGATTTAGATCTATCGCATTCGCGGTCGGTGGTATGCAAAGATCACTTTGCTTTGAATGGTCGAGACTGGCAGATAATTAAACAGTCCCTTGGAAACCTCCAGGAGCAATTAGCCGTACTTAATGAATGCCTGGAGGTCGATTTATTAGAATTTCTTTTACAAACTTCAAAATACCCTTTAGATGTTATTAACAATGTCTAGTGTTTTTCCCCATAGCGGGAACGCGACACATTTTAAACAGATGATTGCACAGCCAACCGAATTGGATTCGAAAAATCATTCAATTCGAGCGCTAACACATGGAACGAAACGCCGCTGGCGACCAGGAATGAAAATACATTTCTGGATGGGGAATCCCAGGAATAAAAAGGGGCGTCCTTGGATCCATGACTTCACTCCAGATTACAAAGCGTTTCACGGCGAGGATCCGATCGTCCAAGCAACTGAGGATGTCGCGATATATACCTCTAGGCATAACGAAAAGACGTGTAGGGCTGTCGTTTACATCGGGAAAAGGATCGAGGTAACAGCTTTTAGAGACTTCAACCAGGAAGGACCAGACCTGGCAACCGGAAACATCCCAATGATCAGCCGACTAGCTAAAAACGACGGGTTTAAGACGGTAGATGATTTCCTATCCTATTTCCATTACCGAAACCACAAAGGACTAACGACTTTATTTAAAGGTCAAATTATCCACTGGACAAAAGGCTTATTATATGACAAAAGGAAAGCGCAAACGATCGAAGATCCAAAACAAAAGTGGGATACTTTCGCGAGTCTTTTATCCCGCTAAATCCGGAAACGGTACTATAGCAACCCAGGATTTATACCTCCTTATCAATATCCCATTTATTTGGATTGTGAAAATCGGGATATCTGGAGACGGAAAAAAACGGGCCAAAGATATCGATAAGTCAGCGGTCGGGATTGATATCCTGGTTTGCAAATTACGATTCCCATTCGCTTACCATACGGAGCAATTGATCCATTCCGTTTGCC